AACAGTTATTACTAGAGGCGTTTAGGCTTCTCTACACCGTGTATAAGGATCAGCATGGTCATAGAAAGTATTACCGGCCTGTGAGTATTTATCCTACGCTATCGAAAATACAGAACCGATTAGATAAGACTATCAGGCAAGAGTCCTTGTCTATAGCTAGATTACGTGCAGAGGCTAATAGTCCGTGGACTTAAGTGAACTGATAAGCAAGCTTCCGGCGAATGAGCAGGAGAAATTACTGGAGCAGGTAAGCCAGTACAAGGATGCTGTCACGCGGGAGAAGGCTCAAAAGTCGTTTATGGCGTTCGTACATGAAATGTGGCCTGGGTTTATCCACGGTAGACATCATGCTCTTATGGCTAAGAAGTTTGAGGAGATAGCTGCTGGGAAATTGAAGAGGCTGATCATCAACATGCCGCCGCGTCATACAAAATCTGAGTTTGCCAGCTTCTTGTTACCTAGCTGGTTCTTAGGGAAGTACCCAGACAAGAAGGTTATCCAGACATCTAACACGGCTGAACTGGCTGTGGGGTTTGGTAGGAAGGTTAGGAACTTAGTTGATAGCGACCAATACGCAAAAATCTTCCCAGGCGTCGGTCTCCGTGCGGATTCCAAGGCGGCGGGACGTTGGGCTACTAGCCACGGTGGCGATTATTTCGCTATCGGTGTTGGCGGTACTGTTACTGGTAAGGGTGCTGACCTACTAATAATCGACGATCCTCATTCTGAACAAGAGGCGAAGCTGGCGCAAGGAGATCCTGGCGTCTTTGATAATGTCTACGAGTGGTATACCTCTGGCCCGCGTCAGCGTTTGCAGCCAGGTGGGGCAATTATTATTGTGATGACTCGCTGGTCGGACAAAGATCTAACGGGAAAGGTGTTAAAAAGTGACGCAACAGACTGGGAAATTATAGAACTACCGGCAATTCTTCCATCTGGAAATAGCCTGTGGCCTGAATTCTGGCCTCTAGAAGAACTGGAAGCGTTAAAAGAAGAACTTCCGGTATACAAATGGAACGCTCAGTACCAACAAAAGCCTACGGGCGAAGAAGGTGCGCTAGTAAAACGTGAGTGGTGGAAGCGTTGGGATGGAGATAGAGCGCCTGCGTGTGAATTTATCATCCAAAGTTGGGATACTGCTTTTACAAAGAGTCAGCGGGCTGACTATTCTGCGTGTACAACATGGGGCGTGTTCCACAAAGACGAGAATGAGAAGGATGTAAACATCATTTTGCTCGATGCGTGGAAAGATAAGCTGGAGTTTCCAGAGCTAAAGGCTAAGGCCAAGGAAATGTATGACGAATGGGAACCAGACTCCTGCATTATTGAGGCAAAAGCGGCAGGAGCTCCGTTAATATTTGAATTGAGAAGGATGGGAGTGTACGTTCAGGACTACACGCCAACCCGTGGCAACGATAAGTTCGTGCGTTTGAACAGCGTGACTGACTTATTCTCATCCGGTAAAGTGTGGGCACCTGAGACTCGGTGGGCAGACGAGGTAATCGAGGAGATGGCAAGGTTTCCGAACGCAGAACACGATGACTTGGTGGATAGTTCTGTACAAGCATTAATGCGATTTCGGCAGGGCGGATTTTTGCGGCTTAATTCTGACGAAGAAGACGATCCTATCGAATTCCGTCGTAAGCGCGTTTACTACTAAGGACTAACATGGCTACAAATTTTGACAAAGCTCTCTATCAGGCCCCACAGGGACTAGATTCTATGGAGGATATGGATGGGATTGAGATTGAAATCGAAGATCCTGAGTCTGTATCTATAGGAATAGGTGATATAGAGATTGAGATCGAGCCTGGCAAAGAAGAAGATGATGATTTTAATGCCAACCTAGCGGAGTTAATGGAAGATAACGAGCTTCAAGAGCTGGCTGGTGACTTGTTGTCTGACTTTGATGACGATATTGACGCCCGCAAGGACTGGATGCAGACGTATGTGGACGGCTTAGAACTACTGGGGATGAAGATTGAAGAACGATCAGAACCATGGGAAGGTGCATGTGGCGTTTATCATCCGCTGCTATCTGAGGCTCTTGTCAAATTCCAAGCCGAAACGATTATGGAGACATTCCCAGCTGCGGGGCCAGTTAAAACTAAGATTATTGGTAAGGAAACACCTCAAAAGAAGGAATCTGCTGAACGTGTGCAAGACGATATGAACTATCAGCTCACCGAAGTCATGGTTGAGTACCGTCCAGAACACGAACGTATGGCATGGGGTCTAGGTTTATCAGGTAATGCGTTTAAGAAAGTCTACTTTGATCCTAGTCTAAATAGACAGGTGGCTGTATTTGTCCCAGCAGAAGATGTAGTAGTTCCTTATGGCGCTTCTAACCTAGAAACAGCAAACCGTATGACCCATGTCATGCGTAAAACCAAGAATGAGTTGCGCCGCTTGATGGTTGCTGGCTTCTATAAAGACATTGACCTGCCAGAACCGCAGAATACGCTAGATGATGTAGAGAAAAAAATAGCCGAACGCATGGGATTCCGTGCTACGTCTGACGATAGGTACAAACTGCTGGAGATGCAGGTATATCTAGACTTGCCTGGCTATGAAGACAAAGACGATAAGGGCAAAGACACTGGTATAGGTCTTCCATACATTGTAACTATGGAAAAAACTTCTCAAGAGATTTTATCTATCAGAAGGAATTGGCATCCTGAAGATGAAACGTGCCAAAAGAGGAATCACTTTGTTCACTACCCATACATACCAGGCTTTGGCTTCTATGCCTTTGGCCTTATCCATCTTATTGGTGCTTTTGCTAAGTCTGGTACTTCTATTATTAGGCAGCTTGTTGATGCTGGCACTTTATCGAACCTTCCTGGGGGTCTCAAGACTAAGGGAATGCGGGTCAAGGGAGATGACACTCCAATTTCTCCCGGCGAGTTCCGAGATGTGGACGTCGCGTCTGGCACCATTAGAGACAACATCCTCCCCCTCCCCTACAAAGAGCCAAGTCAAGTCCTCTTAGCGTTGATGAACCAGATCGTTGACGAAGGTCGGCGTTTTGCTGGCGCGGCAGACTTGAAGATTGCGGATATGTCTTCCAATTCACCAGTAGGTACAACACTGGCTATATTGGAGAGAACGCTTAAGGTAATGTCGGCAGTTCAAGCGCGTGTTCACTACGCGATGAAGCAAGAACTGAAGTTATTGAAGGAAATCATTGCTGACTACACGCCGGAAGAGTACGACTACGATCCGGTTCAAGGTTCGCGCCGCGCTAAAAAGTCAGACTACGACCATGTAGATGTAATCCCAGTTTCAGATCCTAACGCCGCCACTATGGCGCAGAAGGTTGTCCAATATCAGGCTGTCATGCAGATGGCGCAGGCCAATCCACAGATATATGACTTGGTAGAGCTAAACCGCCAGATGTTGGAAGTCTTAGGTATTAAGAACATTGGTAAGTTGGTGCCAAGCGCGGAAGACTTTAAGCCTAAAGACCCAGTGCAAGAGAACATGAACATCCTTAATGGCAAGCCTGTTAAGGCGTTCATCTATCAGGATCACCAAGCGCACATCCAAGTACACCAGTCAGCTATGCAGGATCCAAAGATCATGCAGATTGTTGGTCAGAACCCAAAAGCGCAGATGATAGGTGCGGCAATGATGGCCCATATCAACGAACACGTTGCTTTCGAGTACCGCAAGCAAATTGAGCAGCAACTGGGCATTCCTTTGCCAGAGATGGACAAAGAATTGCCAAAAGATATGGAAGTAGAAGTATCCCGCATGATGGCTATGGCAGGACAAAAACTGCTACAGAAGAGTCAAGCGGAAGCTGCACAAGCGCAGGCGCAACAAGCGGCTCAAGACCCGCTAGTTCAAATGCAGCAGCAGGAGTTGATGTTAAAGCAGAAAGAAGTGGAGTTGAAAGAGAAGAAACTGGCTATGGATGCAACTGCCAAAGCAGATGAGATCGAGCTAGAAAGAGAACGTATCGAAGCCCAGAAGGAAATTGCTGGTATGCAGGTCGGCGCAAAAGTCGCTGCGGAGAAAGCAAGATTTGAGGGTGAGATGGAAATTAAAGGATTGGAAATTGGCTCCAAAATAGCCAAAGACCAGATGGATATGCAACAAACAAAATCTAAACAACCTACCAAAAAAGGTGATTGATTATGGATAAGGCGTTTGAAATTCTTATTCAACAAGTAAGAGAGAAGCGTCAGCAGATAGTCGAGGCCGTTTCAACCAACTGTGCCAAAGACTATTCTGAGTACCAAAGACTTTGCGGCGAGATTCGGGGTCTCTCGATTGCAGAGGGTTTTATATTAGACCTTGCAAAAACTATGGAGTTATCTGATGAATGAAATCGCAATCGCCACCGAAGACGGCGAGGTATCAACTCTGCCACAAACAGCAGATGAGAAAGCGAAACAATTACCGGAACCAACTGGGTATCACATCCTAGTAGGATTGCCGGACAAAGAAGAAAAGTTCGATAGCGGCCTGTTAAAAGCAGACCAAACCATGAATCACGAACAGATTCTGGCTACCGTATTTTTCGTAATTAAGATGGGGCCAGATTGCTACAAAGACGCAAAACGGTTTCCAAATGGCCCATGGTGTAAGGAAGGGGATTTTATTCTCGCCCGTCCTAACACTGGTACTCGCTTAAAGATTCATGGTCGTGAGTTCCGACTCATTAACGACGATGTAGTTGAAGCGGTTGTGGATGACCCTCGTGGTATATCTAGGGCTTAACAAAGGAGAAACACATGGCTACAAACAAAATGGATATGGAAGACTTCAAGTTTCCAGATGAGAAGGAAGAAACATCTTCTTCTGCGGAAGAATTTGAGATAGAGATTGAAGACGATACTCCAGAAGA